CAAGTCAACGAAGCATTCCAACGCCAAGACCAACGCTTGAAGGAATTGGAAGTCAAGGTCCAAGACCTCAAGGCATCCCTAGAGGAGAAGTCTAATGCCCGCAAAAAAACGAGACCCAAGACTAGCTAGAGTAGGAGTCTCTGGTTATAACAAACCAAAGCGTACACCTAGTCACCCTAAGAAGTCTCATGTGGTGGTTGCTAAGGAAGGTGACAAGATTAAGACCATACGCTTTGGTGAGCAGGGAGCAAAGACTGCGGGTAAACCTAAGTCAGGTGAGTCCGCTAAGATGAAAGCTAAACGTAAGTCCTTTAAGGCTAGACACGGTAGAAACATCGCCAAAGGTAAAATGTCTGCGGCTTATTGGGCTGATAAAGTCAAATGGTAATCGGGAGAAACTATTATGCCAATGGTAGGAAAAAAGAAGTACCCATACACTAAAGCAGGTAAGACTGCCGCTAAGAAAGCCGCGGCAAAGTCTGGTAAGAAAGTAAAGAAAGTTAAAGGCAAGTACTAATGGCTAGAACCGATGAAGCTAAATGGAAGCGCATCGTAGCCGCAGTCAAAGCAGGAAGCAAAGGTGGTAAGGCAGGACAATGGTCTGCTCGTAAGGCACAGTTAGCCACTCAACGCTACAAGAAGGCGGGCGGTGGTTACACTGGCGGTAAAACTAAAGCCCAAAAGTCTCTATCCAAGTGGACTAAGGAAGAGTGGGGTACTAAGTCTGGTAAACCTAGCACTCAAGGTAAGAAAGCAACAGGTGAACGCTATCTACCTAAGAAGGCTCGTCAGGCTTTGACCAAGAAGGAATATGCCGCTACGTCACGTAAGAAACGTGCTGACACCAAAGCAGGTAAACAATTTAGTAAACAACCTAAAAAGATTGCAAAGAAAACAGCAAGACATAGAAAATAGTTCTTGACTTTTGTGACCAAATATGGTATAATATTCCTATAGTATACATTAAGTATATTATATAAATTATAAATTAAAGCTGTCCATTAAGGAGAAACAGTATATGACAGATGTAGAACTTGAGAAGTACTATCGTTCCTTTGAAGAAATGTTCCGTTTAGATGGTTGGAAAAACTTAATGCAGGACATGAAGGGAAGTGCTGATAACGTCAACTCAGTAGAAGCCTGTCAGGATGACAAAGACCTTTACTTTCGTAAGGGACAACTTGTAGTCATGGCTAACCTACTAAACTTAGAAGCACAGATAGAAACAGCTAAACAACAGCAAGATGAAGAAGACGACTCGGAAGAATGAGACGTTTATTTGACTTCAAATGTGACAACGGACATGTCAACGAGAAGTTCGTAGATGTAGAAACAAATGAAGTACAATGTCCAGATTGTGAGTTGAAGGCTAGAAAAATAGTTACACCTGTTACAATTAATGGTGGAGACTCTTGGAAGGAAACACGGAAGTGGGTTAAGAAGAGAGAGTCACACATGAGGGCAAACAAGGCGTAACATTATAACGTAAGGACAACTCCTGACCATAGAACCCTTACACTTAATACACCTCCATAATGATATAATCACGGAGTTTAATAATGGCAAGACTATTAGAAGAGCGTCCAACGGAAGACGTAGAAGAAAACGACAACCAAGAAGTAGAAGCACAAGAGCCTCAAGTTGAACAAGAGGAAACTCCTGAGCAAACTGAAACAGACATACCTGAGAAGTATCAAGGGAAGTCCACAGCAGAAATTGTAAGGATGCACCAAGAAGCTGAGAAACTCTTAGGTAAGCAAAGTTCTGAAGTAGGTGACTTACGAAAGGTTGTTGATGACTACATTCAGACACAACTCTCAACCCAAGAAACACAAGCAACACAAGCTGACGAAGAAGTAGACTTTTTCTCAGACCCCGACAAGGCAGTCGAAAGAGCGATTAATAATCACCCTAAGATAAAGGAAGCTGAACAAATCAGCAACCAATATCGTCAGTCTACAGCAATGAACAAACTGCAAACCAAACACCCTGACATGCAGGGAATTTTGCAGGATGAGAAGTTTGCTGAATGGATTAAGGGTTCTAAGATTAGACAACAGCTTTTTGTACAGGCAGACCAACAGTATGATTATGATGCCGCTGACGAGTTATTCTCCCTATGGAAGGAACGTCAACAGGTTGTCACTCAAACTGCCGCCAATGAGAAACAGCAACGCAAGCAAGCAGTTAAATCTGCATCCACAGGTAATGCCCGTGGTAGCGGTGAACAGCGAGGCAAGAAGGTCTATAGACGCGCAGACATTATTAAACTAATGCGTACTGACCCAGACAGATACCAAGCATTGTCAAATGAGATTATGCAAGCGTATAAAGAAGGGAGGGTACGGAACTAATATTATTTTGGAGAATTAAAAATGACTGATTCAACTTATCCCGCAACTGGCGGTTTCGTAGACAACACTAGCGCGGCAACTTTCATCCCAGAAATCTGGAGTGACGAGGTTATTGCCGCTTACCAAAAGAATCTTGTACTAGCTAACCTAGTTAAGAAACTTTCCATGACTGGCAAGAAAGGTGATACTCTTCACATTCCTAAGCCTGTTCGTGGTGATGCTCACGCTAAAGCTGAGAACACTGCGGTTACTGTACAAAACGCTACTGAAAGCGAAGTACAAGTAACTATTGACAAGCACTTTGAGTACTCTCGTCTAATTGAAGACATCACTGAGACTCAAGCATTGTCATCTCTTCGTCAGTTCTACACTGGTGACGCAGGTTACGCTCTAGCTAAACAAGTAGATTCTGACTTGTTTGCACTTGGTAAGAAGTTTGGTGACGACAACGGTTCTGGTTCTGACTGGATTCACAGCAACTCTTACAACTTCTCTGGTAGTTCTGGTGTTGAGGCTTATGCCGCTGACGCTGTTGCCGCAGGTGACGTATTTAACGATGCGGGCTTCCGTGAGTTAATTCAAAAAATGGATGATGCTGACGTACCTATGGACGGTCGTTGCCTAGTAATCCCACCTTCAGTACGTAATGCTATCATGGGCATTGACCGTTACTCTTCAAGCGACTTCGTAGATGGTCGTGTTGTAAACAACGGTCAAATCGGTAACTTGTACGGTATTGACATCTATGTGTCTTCTAACTGTCCTGTTATTGAAACTGCCGCTGACAATGACGCAGGTGGTGACGTTAAAGCAGGTATGCTATTCCACAAAGATGCTATGGTTATGGCAGAGCAACAAGGCGTTCGTTCACAGACTCAGTATAAGCAAGACTTCCTTGCTACTCTATATACTGCTGATACTTTGTACGGCACACAAGTTCTACGTCCTGAATCAGGTTTCGTAGTAGCTGTAAACGCTTAGTAGTACTTAAGGGGTTTCTTCGGAAGCCCCTTTCCCTTTCTTTTCTCTTTTTTTTACAGGATTTTGCATGGCTATATTTAGGGGTGTAGGTGGTTCGGGAGAATCCTCAGACAATTCCTTTCTACAGGAAGTCACTGCTCAAGCTAACGCGGCTGAAGCATCGGCTATTTCTGCACAAGCCTCTGCAAATTCTATATTAACCCTAACAGCCGCTACAGGCGATGCAGGTACAGAAGTAATCTATAATGCTTCTACGGGTGTTTTGACTGTCCCTAGAGGAGACACAGGTCCTCAAGGTGCTACAGGTCCTCAAGGTGCTACAGGAGCAACTGGTGCTACAGGAGCAACGGGGGCAACAGGTCCTGCAGGTGCTGATGGAGCAGACGGTGCTGACGGTACTAATGGAACAAATGGTACTAATGGCACTAATGGTACTAACGGAACAAACGGTACAGGGTTTACTGGTGGTTCTTACAACGCATCTACAGGTGTCGTTACATTTACATCTGATGATGGGTTAGGTTTTTCTACAAGTGATTTACGTGGTGCTGATGGTTCAGACGCAAGCGTAACAGCCGCTAATGTTACTGGTGTCCTCATAGCAGGAACTGGTATCTCTATAGCGAGTAATGGTACTATTACAAATAGTTCACCAGACCAAACAGTAGCC